TTTCTGTATTTACAGCAAATACTTTTTTATCACGCGGGTCTTTGAATGAAACGTTTTCTTCTGGAAGACTGCCATTATCTAGCAATAAGCCTTTGACATTAGCAGCAGGATTTGAAGTAAATCCAATGCCCAAAGGATAAACATTTCCTTTGACTAAGCGATAAATTTTAGAACCGTCTTTGGTTTTGCCACTGCCACCATAAGCGCGAAGATTTCCCTTTAGCTCCTCGATATGTCTTGGGTTAGAGATGATTTCTGCTTCTTTTAGATTCGTGCTGCCCACAGCCAATACATATTCATTAAAACCAAGCTCCCAACTTGCGGAAACCGTATTAAATAAATTGCTTCCTTCGTTTGTGGACTGATGAATCAAATCAGTGAATTTAGGGTCAACAAGCTTGTAAATGACCGCACCAAGAGCCAAATTAACTAATCCATTCGTGCCAGCTACTTCTTGATTAGTCATGGGGATATTGTCGCCCCAAGAATTAAATCCAGCCGAAACAATGTGGCCAACAATTTGTTTTTTATTGTGTTCAATGTTTGTTGGCTTATGAATAAAATAAGGGGCAATTTGAACAGCGGTTTCAGAATCAATACCATCGTCATTACGATTAAATTGATTAACAACAGCAGCATCAAATGCTACTCCCATTAAATCAATATTTTTACCCAAATCAATATTTTGGCTAGGCAAAAGATTTTTTAAATTTTCCAAGGAGGCTGTTGAAATAAAAGAATTTTCGCCAATTTTACACTGACGAATAGGAATGTCGAAGTGGGCTTGATATTTAAAATTCATTTTATAAATCTACAGTGTTTCTCCAAGCTTCTTTGGTTTCTTTTAATTCATCTTCTCTCGTTTCGTTTTTTTCGTGCATTTCCCATTTACGAAGCTGTTCCACAGTAATGATCTGAACAGAATTAAATGGGGTTTTAGATTTTTCGCGATATTGCATTTTTTTCTGCTTTTTTGCAGCGGATTCGGACTTTTGCAACTCTTCATCATCTTCCTCTTTGTCCTCCTCTTCTTCTTCTTCTTCTTCAACGTCTTCTTTTTCAACGTCTTCGAGATCATCTTCGGCCATGATCTTTTCTTTCATTCTTTCAAATGTAACAGCGCAAGACATGGCAGCTTCCTTGTCTGTTTTACCAGAGCTTTCAGAAATGCATTTGGCCATGAATTTCTGATAGGAAGCTTTTTCCTTATCGCTCATCTTTTTTTCAGCAATAGAGATTTCGATTGTTGAACCGTTGATGGTAACGGTTTTTTCGAGAGGAATGGGAACTTCGTTAGGACTCATGGATGCGGCTATGGTGTAGAATGGCTGCTGAATAAAAATCTAATTTGTAACTTGCGGCAATCTCAGAAACTTCATCAAGAAGTCCCAACGACTCTATTGCATTAAAATCTTTTACACATTCCAAGGCTTTATTTTCCCAATCATTTTTTTCATGAGCGCAAATTACTTTTTGGCAAAGCTCTTCAATGGCATTGATTTGCTGCTTGGAGAGTTTTTTGACACCCATGTTTTCTTTAGCTTTGGCTTTAATATTGCTTTCAAAAGCCTCAATTTGATAAACCAGTTCTTGAATATTTTTGCGAGAAAAATTTGCCTCTGTGATGGCTCCTTGTGGACGACCAGCAGATTTAGGAGTCTGATTGGTTTCTCCATCAGCGCTAGGAATCACTGGAACGCCGCCGACGAGCGGATTGTAATAGCCTTTTTCACGATCATCAACAAAAGTCTGTTGGGCAGGAGCAATCTCTTCGGCTTGTGGAAATCTACCAGTGTTAAACACTGTAAGACCTTGTTGTGGAGTAATAACTCCAAGTTCCATGAGGCGTGTGGTGACGCGAAGAAGCTGAGTATTGTCTTTAAAGTCAATTTCTTTAAAACGCGCTTCGGGATAAGAGCGGAAACCAAGAGCTTTTGCAATTCTCTTGATTTCTGGTTGCAGAAATTCATTTAAAAACGCTTGTCTGCTTTCCTTCAATCGGTCAACAAACATATCAATTTTGGTAGCAATATTGCCATACTTATCATCTCCAAAGAAGATGTTTTGCAAGCCTTGTTCAATATCTTTGTTTAGTGTTTCATACTTGGCTGGCCCAAGAACTTTATTAAGGTCTGGAATAACGAACTCAGCTTTTGTTGTATAGTCTGAGATGAGCACTCTTCCAACGGATTCGTTTCGGAAGAGGTCTTGCATCGCTTTGAGGTTGTGATGGTTGATTCCTCCTTTGTCGGGAGGTGCGCCCATTGTGATAAGTAGTATGACATTCTCAACGGTTCGCGTAATTGCTTGATCCATTTTCTTGAGTTCAAGCTTGGCATTGATGTCTTGAAGAACAGGAAAACCAAAAGGAATAGCGAAAGGTTCATAATCTTGTTTTTTATAGAATGAGAAATGTAGTTTTTCTGGGTTTATTTTAATTTTTAATCCATTTTTGGCAAAACCTCCCTTGTTAATATTTTTGCGATCTTCCTCGGAAAAAGAATTTAGCAATTCCATGTCTTCTTCGCTTTGTGGATGGCGTAATCTTTCCAAGTCATATTCGGAAAGCACTTTTTCATAACTTGTTGCGTTAAAAGTGGTTACTCGCTTGGCAACAATATCAAACGGGTTTAAAAGAATATACTTGAGCGGGATTTTATTTTCCACAACTCCGCCCTCGGCGGCATACATTGTGGAAAGCTTTTTAAAATCTTCCAAGTCAAATTTACCATCAAGTCTGTAAATAAAAATATTACCGCTGCGATAGTATTCGCGGAAAAACTGATCTTTTAAATCCCACACGCGGATTTTGCGCATCCAGCGGTAAAAGAAGTCTCTAGATTTTTCAGTGCCGCCCTCAAAAAAGATTTCGCCATTCGAGAACTCCGACATTAAATCAATAGCATTACGGAAAATAGGAACATTAGCATAAGCTTTCTGGCAAAGCTCAATTGCTTCACGAATATAAACACCATCGTTGGAAAAACTGTATGGCAACATGCCAGCGCGAATGCTGCTGTAGCGATCAAAAACTGGAGCGAGCGCAGCGCGATTAACTCTGGAAGAAGTTGCCTCTGTTCGGGTCAAACCCTCTCTTGAAGCCTTGGCAAATTGAATGGTTGAAGCATCCGATGTGTAAAAAGGTTCTCCAGCCAAAACAGGATCAATGTTCGCATTAATTGTTGATTGAAAGTTTGGAATGGACTTTTGATCAAACTTTTTCCAATATTCGGATTTCTTATTATAGGGGCGTCGAGACATTAATTTATATTACACGCAATTCTTCAAAATCCTACTTTGAAAGTTACTTTAAACAAAAAACGGAACAAATGTTGCTTCTGTATCGTCAGCTTGGAAATTCATCATGTCAAAATAAGTCTGAACCATCCAATTGCCCAAAACCAATGCAGAATAAGAGTCGCGACGAGCTTTATCTGCGCCGTTTTGTCTTTTTAGATTTTGCGGCAAGTCAAAGGATTGAGTACCTTGAGATGTTGTGGATACTTGAATGAGCGCGCATTGAGCTTTCGTGAGATCAATCATATCTTTTTGATGCTCAATGAAATCAATCATTTTGGCCGCTGCGTTCTTCTCGTCTGCATCTGCCACTCTCAAAAATTTGATTTGATCAATGGGAATGCTTTTGCCTCTTTGACGTTGATAATCGTCATTGATTGCGCTACCAGCAAACCATATCTTTTTATGGTCGAAAGAAGATTGCAGCAATTCGTTTGCAAATCGAATCCATTGTGAAGTAGGGCGGCGAAGGTGACAGATTTTTTTAGCCGTTATATTGTATTGATTCCTAGCTTCCTTTAAGGAACCATTATAGTTTTGCACATCATCAAAATCAGCATCAAAACAATCAATCTTTAAATTATTGGTTTTGAACAAGTCGCTCTCATTGCAAGCATTTAAAAATTGAACGCCGCCATTATAGTCACCAACTATGCAAACAATATTGAAGTTAGTCAAGAGATAATAAAAATAAAAAATATGATCTTTGAGTCTTGTGCCTGAAATCGCATAACTATGAACAACTGTTCCCGTGCGTTTTTCTTTATTCAATTTGATCACATGCATACCAAAGTCGTCAGAGCTTTCGCTTTCCGACCAAGAAGGGTCAAAAGATAAAATATATTCATCATTTGGTTCTCCAGCAACTTCCACACACTGTCCTTGACCATCTTCAATTGTGCAAGCTGCCATTTTACTCACTTTAAAGTATCCGCTTGAATCATCAGTGAATATGGAACCAAACTCTCGATCAAACTGAGACTGGCTCATGGTTGATTTTGCTTGCTGAATCAAAGATTGGTCATACAATTGTGTTGGGGCGCAATCGTAACTTAAATGCATGATGACTCGGTGCGCAACGTCGCTTTTCTCAGGATTGAGAATTAAGTGTTCATATTGCTGATATAATTTATATAAATACTCGAATTTATAAGAAGCAGAAGAGAGTCCAATGATTTTATTATTTGGCCATTGAGTTCTTTCATCTTCAGTCATCTTTCCCGCTTCAATCATTTGCGTTTCCAAGTTATAGATTTCTTGGCGCTCTGTGGGATTTTCCACGACAGAAAGGAACGGCACAATAACTTCATTATAGATTCTTTCGGGCATGAGCAAAAACTCATCAATAATCATTCTTTGGAAGCGAAAGCCGCGAAGCTTTTCGCCATCGCCAAGAGGCAGCGCAGTGATTTTGCTTCTGCCGATTTCCATAACCCATTGATCGTTGGTTTTAGAAACTCTTGTAACTGCCTCTGCAAACATAGAGGCTTTTGGCGTTTTCATAATGTCTTCAATTTTATTGAAGATCATGCGGCTTTGACGAAAGCTTTTGGAAATGATGCCAATATGCACTCCTTGGTGCAGAACAGCGTCTAAAGCAGCAAACAAGCCAGTTGTGAAGCTTTTACTCTGACCACGGCTCCACACGCCCAAAAAGTAATCTGTAAGCATCATGGCTTTGATTGCCATGTGCTGAAACGGAAAGAGTTTAATGCCTGTTAGCAATTCACAAGTAAAAGAAGGGTTCTCTTTTAAGAATTTATATAAAAGAATTTTGGCCTCTCTTTCTTCCAAGAAATCTTTGGAATCAAGAATCTCTTGATTAATATTCAAAAAGTGTTTGCGCCTTTTTTGATTTCCTTCAATCCAAGCCATTTAATAATCCTCCGTTAATATAAAATTGCAAGTCCACGTTCCAAAGTTTTTTACCATGAACCAGAAGCAATGGAATCAGTTTTTCACTATTTTTTCTGTTGCTAGTCATGATGAATTGACAGCAATCTCTAAATTCTATTTGCAAAGCTCTCATATTATGGTAGATGTAAGCAAGATTGCTTTTATGAGAGTTTTTGCCATTATTTTTTTCGATTTGTTGAAAATCGCTTTCAACCACCACAAAGATGTAAGATTCCTGCTCACGCGCACGCGAGAGTTCTCGCTTGAATCTTTCCAAATTCTCTTCGCTAAGGGTAGATTTAAAATCCGATTCTGATTTCCTATCCACAAAAGTATAATTAAAATACTTTGGCTCAACACCATAATCGCCCAAATCCAGCTTCATCACTTCTTGATTGGGAAAAGAAAGCGGTTGCTGCTCTCGCGTATCAATAAAAATTTTTGGATTTGGATTGGCCAAACATTCCTTGGGAAACTTGCCGCTAAACATTAATTTTGAGCCGCAGCTTTCTGCTGCTGCGGAGTAGCTGCCAAAAAACTTTTTAAAAACCGAAATTTTTGGCGCACCATAACTGTTCAATATAACTTCACACGGAGCTAAACCCTCTTTTGATTTGGAGCATAGCATGTCTAATAAGATCATGCAAGTTCCCAAATCTTTTGGATACTGTTTATTAAAAAACTCATCCTGATTCTCACTATTGAGAAAGTAAGTTTGAAAATACTGCTCTTTGTTTTTAAAAGGCAGCAAATCTCCAGTGAGCAAGTCTTTGCGCCTAAAATGCTTTACATAATAATCATGCAAGAACATATCATGCTTTTTAATGTGAGCATGAAGACTGCGTTCGCTATCGAACTCTTGTTGACATTCTAAACAATTAAATGACATCTTCTTTACTAATTCCCAGGACACGCGCTTTCCACTCTCCCATGCTTTCTAAGCGGTTTGCTTCTTCGCTCACCATCTTCTTTTGCATCTCTGCGATTTTCACCATGTTCTTGCGCTCTTCTTCGTCTTGAAATAATTGAACCAAGGAAATAATTGATGCGTTTTCCTTGTATTTATTTTTCATTCTTTCGGCGCGATCACCTTGCAGCTTTTTTGTCAAGTTTTCAATGCGCCCTTCGCATTGGTGATATTCGCTAGACTTAGCCTTGATGATTTCGGCCAAACGAACAGTCATATCTTCTTGATCATTGATCTCATCAAACTGTTCATTAAGTTTGTTTAAATGTTTGCCGATGACTTCCAAGTTGATGATTTCTTTGCAAACATTCATGTAAAGATTTAATTCGTCAGAAGAGAGGTCTGGCTTGTCCCAAGTCAAACGAATAAACTCTTCTTCAAAAAGAACACGGTCTTTTTGAGATAGATAATTATTCATGATGGTCACGAAGCGAGAATTAGATAAATTAACAGCTAGTTTATCAATACAGATTTTGTATTGGCGCGAAAGTTTTGTTTCGTCCAAAGTCAAGCCTGTTGCGTCATTAACTTTCTTTAAAACGCGGCTAAAAGCTTTGGGTGGGATATATTCAGTGAGAAGCGCAGACTCGGCATTGCCAACCAAGTCTGGATTCACAGAGCGCACATAATCCAATACCGCTCTTTGCTCCATGCCAAGCTTTTTAACTTCTCGATCTTGGAAAATTAGCTCAGCGATGCGAAACGTGGATGTTCCAGCTTGGGTTTGCAAAAGAGCAAATTCTTTTTGGGCATCAGTTAATTCAATGCTTTCGTTTTTTTCTTTCTTTGTAGTTGTGAAAGAGTAATTATTATCAATTAAAAATTGCCTGACTAAACGACCCTCCTTCTTTCTGCCGTCAAGAGACTGATCATTGAAGCATCGTTTTGTTAACTCATTTAAATCAGTAATGGTTAAGTAATTTTGGCGGATAAAATCTTTTTGCTCTTCTGTGAGGGCGTTCATAGAATATCTTTATTTTTTAAGATTTCAATAGCTTTATCTCTAAAAAGCTTTTTGAGATTTTTGATTTGTTTGTAACCGATTTTACGGTTTTTTTCGCTGCTGCGGTAGCCTAAGAATTTGGCAACATCCTCATCTGTT